AAGCATCGGTGGCTAACTACTTAGGTCGATCTGACCTAACATCGGTTATCCCCGACTTTATTAGCTTTGCAGAGCTACGCATGGCTAGAGATTTACGCACTCGGCAGATGTTACAGTCAGCTACAGCGTTAACAGTAAGCGGTGATGGCAAAGTAGCCCTACCAACAGACTTTTTAGAGATTCGTGATTTGCATATCCAAGGCAACCCAAGATACCCCATTACTTATATGTCTCCTAGTTTATTTACTAGGGATGCTCCGGCAGACGAGAGTGGTAAACCAATTTATTACACAATCTTGGCAACTGAGTTTGAGTTAGCACCAAAGCCAGATACAGCATATACATTGGAGATTCTCTATTATGCTAAACCTACTGTATTGTCTACTGGTAATGCAAGCAATGTATTTCTTGCTAATTATCCAGATGCTCTCCTCTATGCCTCGCTTTTAGAAGCAGAGCCATACTTAATTAACGATGCAAGAAGTCAGACATGGGCAACCCTGTACGACAGAGCAATCAAAAACATATCCGATGCAGATCAAAATGGCGAGTATTCGGGTGTTCCATTACAAATGCGCGTAACCTCACGATAAGGAAATAATATGGCTGAAATGTCAAACTACCTAGAGAATGCACTAGTCAATGCAACTCTACGAGCAACAACCTTTACCTCTCCTTCTGTAGTCTATGTTGGTCTCTATACTAGCGACCCAACAGATGCTAATACAGGAACAGAGTGTACTGGTGGTTCTTATGCTCGTAAATCTGCTACTTTTGGCGCGCCTTCTAATGGTGCAAGCGTAACTACAGCCGACATTACCTTTGACCAAGCTACAACATCTTGGGGAACAATTAGTCATATCGGTATCTTGGATGCTTTGACTACTGGAAATCTTTTGTATCACACACCTTTGACAACATCAAAAGCTATTGATACAGGAGACATCTTTAAGATTGCATCTGGTAGCCTTTCAGTTACCCTAGCCTAATGGCATTAACTCTCGAACAGTTAGATCAGTTCGGGACTTTAGAGCAAGTACCATACTCATTCGATCATACTTGGGAAACAGACGAAGTATGCGGTGATTGGAGATTAGAGGACATGGATTCCTTGGGGAATCTAGATCAACTCAATATCTCGTTTGACGATCCTGTATGGACTACTCTGTGTGTTAAGTTCCCCTCTGCATCTATCACAGCAGATGCTACAGTTAGCGCGGATGGTGTTCGCCAACGCACAGGTGAGGCACTTGTTACAGCAGATGCTTCTGTTGTTGCAGCAGGACAAAGAACAAGAAGTGCTAGTGCAGACATAAGCGCAGATGCAACAGTAGTCGCTAGTGGATCTGCTATCCGTACATCATCGGCAGACATAACAGCTAATGCCTCAGTAACAGCAGAAGCTGTCAGAGTATTGGTAGGCGAAGGAATAGTAAATGGAACAGCAACAGTTGATGCAACAGGAATTGCAATACTGGTCGGATCTGCTACTGTCAATGCAGAAGCAAGTGTGGCAAGCACAGGTATTCGAGTCAGAACAGGTGATGCAACAATTACAGGCAATGCTTCTGTGGAATCTGAGGCTGTTAGGCTTAGAACATCTACAGCAGAAATAACAGGCACAGCAACAGTAACAGCCCTAGGCGGTGTTGAATACGCTGGTGTGGCTATCATTGTTGCTAATGCGTATGTAGATGCACAAGCACAAGCAGTTTATTCTGCTAATGCAGTTATTACAGCAAATGCCACAGCAGTCGCAAGTGGTAATGTATTAGGCGATAATTGGACAGACGAGACAGCAGGATCAGAGGCTTGGACAGGTATATCAGCAAGCACTACAACATGGACAGCAGAGACAGCAGGCTCAGAGTCTTGGACAGCTATTACAGCTACAACGACAACTTGGTCAAATATATCTAGCGGAAACTCACAATGGCAATAAGTAGAATAAATTTCGGGGAGTGGACTCCAGATCAGCCAGGTATTACTAATGGTCTAAGACGAGCAGAGAATGTTTACTCTAAAGCAGTAGGCTATGGTTCTATTCCTACAGTAGTAGATTACTCGGCAGCAGCATCCGAAAACCTTAACAATGTAGTTGCAGGCAAAACAACAGCAGGAGCTACAACTGTATTTGCTGGTGGCTCTACAAAGTTATTTAAGTTAGATTCAGGCGATTTGTCATTAGACAATGTGTCTAAATCAGGTAATTACTCAACTCCTACAGATCAGCGTTGGAAGTTTACGCAGTTTGGTAATGTTATTGTTGCAGCTAACGGACAAGCAAAATTACAAGGATATAACTTAAACAGTTCATCTTTATTTGCAGACTTAGCAGCCGATGCACCAACAGCACGATTTGTAACTGTAGTGCGAGACTTTGTAGTGTCTGGATGGCAATCAAGTTATCCAAGCCGAGTTCAATGGTCAGCATTAGGTGATGAGTCTAGTTGGACTGCTTCTGCTACGACCCAAGCAGACTTTCAGGATATTCCTGATGGTGGATCTGTAGTAGGTGTTACTGGTGGTGAATTTGGTCTAGTCTTTATGGATCGAGCAATCCATCGTATGTCTTATGTTGGTAGCCCACTTATATTCCAGTTTGACAATATCAGTCGTAACTTAGGATGTTATGAGGCTAACTCAATTATTCAGTATGGTGGCACATCGTTCTTTTTAGGAGACGATGGATTCTATGCTTGTGATGGTCAAAATGTAGTTCCAATCGGTAGCGAGAAAGTAAACAGATTCTTCTTTGATAAAGTAGACGAAGGTACTTTATACCTAATGTCTGCTGCGGTAGATCCATCCAAAAAACTAATTATTTGGGCTTATGCATCTAACAGTTCTGCTACTCCTGACAGTCTATTAATCTACAATTTTCAGACTCAAAAATGGACTAGCGGTACAACCCATGTAGATAAAATTGCATCAACATCTACCCCTGCTGTTACATTAGAAGGAATGGACACTTATGGTACTTTAGAAACCATTTTGACAACCTTTGATAGCAGACTTTGGCTTGGTGGAAAACTACAGTTAGCCGGTGTGGATGGTGCAAAGATTGTTACTTTTACTGGTGCTAATGCCACAGCTTACATAGAGACAGGTGATATTGAAATACCTGGCTCAACATCTGCAATCACAATGGTTAAACCAATAGTAGATGATGGTTCTGGTAGCGTAGCATTGTTGTCTCGTAGGCTTTTGTCAGAATCTACAACCTTTGGCTCTCAATCAGCAGCAGATAGCGAAAACAGAGTCGCAGTTCGTGGTGTTGGTCGTTATCATCGTCTACAATTAACCCCTACAGGTAGTTGGACATCAGCAGTCGGAATGGACATCGATTTAAGCCCTCTAGGAACTAGATAATGTTTAGAGCATTACCCCCATTTGGTAGCGATCCTCGTGGAGTAGCCGAAATAGTCAATGGGATTATGAATGGCAAAACCAACAACACCGGCACGATCACGCTGAATACCGGTAACGCAACGACTACGACCCTGTATGACGAACGGATTTCTGTAGATACAAAAATACTCCTAATTCCGTTCTCGGATGCTGCCGAGCAGGACACAGCACCATACGGAGAATTTCAGGATTTATCGTACACAACACTAAGCGGCAACATCAATTCTTCTGTAACAACAGTCCCAGTAGTCAGCACCAGTGGATTTAGGTCTGCTGGGGTAATAAGAATTAACAATGAAATTATTAGTTACACCGGAAAAACATCTACATCATTTACTGGATGCACCCGTGGCGATTTTGGAACATCAAACGCATCACACAACTCTGGTGATTTTGTGCATGGTTCACAAGCCCAGGCATCTGGAGGAAGTGCGGCAGTAAAATTAAACACAACCAATCTTAGTAATGGTATTTCTTTGGTAGAAGAATCAAAGATTACTGTTGCAAACCCTGGTATTTATAACTTTTCTTGGTCTGCACAAATCAACAACAATTCTTCTGGCATCAAGAACATCTACGCATGGATCAAAAAGAACGGCACATCCGTTGATGGTTCAAATGGTTTGGTATCTGTTCACGGAAGTGCTGGTGGCATAGATGGTCATACGATTATTGCTTGGAATTACTTTGTGAATTTAGTGGCTAATGACTATGTTGAGTTTTGGTGGTCTCCTACCGACCAGAAACTTACCATAGATAGTTATGAGCCAGTAGCACCTGCCCCAGCAACCGCTGCGGTTATTGTTACTGTGAATCATATTGCGCCACAATCGTACTCAAACATCTATGTTAGTTCTCAGACAAGCGGAAGTGCTGTAATTTCACACTACGCAAATTCAACAGCAAACAAGACTTATGCTTATATTTTGATAGGATAAAACTATGGCAACAACCACAAGCACATCGTCAATTGATCCAGCGTTACTCCCATACCTTACCCAAGGTTTAGAGAGGGCGCAGAGTCTATTCTTAACAGGACAGCAACCTGAGTTCTTTCCTGGTCAGACTTATGTAAGCCCATCTGCTGCTACGACTGAGGCTATTGCCCAACAAGAGGCTATTGCTCGTCAACAGTCTCCTGTTCTACAACAGGCTCAACAGGCTTATCAAGCATCTTTAGGTCAAGTTGGACAGACTGCTGCCGGTGGATTCTTAAATGCCAATCCTTATCAACAAGCGATGATGGAGGCAGCGACTCGCCCACTAACTCAACAATTTAGCCAAGCAGTATTGCCAGGCATTTCAAGCCTTTACAGTCGATCTGGTCGATTGGGTAGTGGTGCTATGGAAAGAGCCTTGGGAACTGCTACAGAGGCTTATGGGCGGTCTCTAGGGGATATTACAGCCAATATCGCAGGATCACAGTACCAACAGGAAAGAGCAATGCAACAACAGGCTCAATTAGCCCAAGCTCAGTTGGCTGGTGCAGCACCTAGTTTTTATGGTCAACAATTCCTACCTTCTCAGACATTGGCTCAAGTTGGCGCACAACAAGAGGCTATCGCTGCACAACCTCTACAAGAGCAATTGGCTCGTTATCAATTCGGACAACAGTTACCCTATCAACAACTCCAAGGCTATCTGTCATCAGTCTATGGCACTCCACTAGGAAGCTATGGAACACAAACTACAAATGCACCAACATACCAAAATCGTAGTGCAGGTGTTCTTGGTGGTGCAATAGCAGGCGGTCTAGGTGGTTACGCATTCGGACAGATTCCTGGTGTTTCTGGTTTCTTTGGTAATCAATACGCTGCGCCAGCGTTAGGTGCATTAGGTGGCGGTTTACTTGGAGCAGGATTCTTCTAATTGCTAGTAAGGCGATATAGCCCAAAACAAATACAGTCTGAATGGTCTGTTATTGAGGGTTATATTGCCGATGCACTTATTAAAAGTGAGTGCGATGAATATGATGTAGAAGATGTAAAAAGTTCTTTAATCAATGAGCATTTGCACTTATTTGTAGGTGTAGAACAAGATAAAATACAAGGTGTCATCGTTATATCTTTTGTTCAATATCCGAAACAAAAAGTGGCTTTTATCTGCGCTTATGGTGGTAAGTTTGTAACCAACAAAGAGGCATACAAGCAACTATGTTTATTGTTTAAAGCATTTGGAG